CACCCGCACCGAACTGCCGCGCTTGGGCATGTAGCGCTCGAGCGCCTGCTGCGGCACCGGAAAGTCGACCGCCTCATTGAGATCGATCGGCCCGGTGCCCTTGGGTTCCTGCTCCAATTGCTTGAGCACGGTCTGCGATTCTTTGCTGTAAGCCGGGCCCTTCACCGCCAGCCCCTCCGGCGTGAACAGCTTGCCGCCGCCCACGCCCGCCGCGCCGCGCATGGCAAATGGCGAGCCCGCACTGGCGGTCGCCAGCGCCGTGTTTGCCGCCCAGGGAACCATCTCCTCCGTGGTCGGAATGTTACCAGCCGCACCCTCCTGCATGACGGCACCGGGGCTTTGCGGCCCGAACACCCGATGCAGGAACGGCGACGCAAGCTTATTGGCAACATGGCCGAGATATTGCAGCGGCGCCGGATCCATCTCCGGCACGATGTTTTCCGGCGTCAGCGCCGGTGCTGCCGCGGGCGACGGCGCGCTCGAATCGGAATCGCCTAGCCCCAGCCGCTTGCGGAACGCGCTGTAGATCTGCGGCGACAGCGGCCCGAAAATATTGGGATAGGTCTGGCTGTCGTCGTCCGCCATCAGCGATCCCCCTGGCCGGTCACCGCATCCGGGCTCTTCATGCCGCTGGCATAGGTCCAGGCAACCCCGCTCGGCACCCGCAGATGCCCGCGCGCGTAACGGGTCTCACACCGTTGCGGAATCAGCCCCTGCGGCGTGATCGCCTGCTCGGTGGTGTAGATCACCGCTGTCTGTGCCGTGTCGCGCGTGCCGATCGAGCCAAAGCAGGTGGTGGCGTCGGTCATCGGCCGCAACCAGAACAGCGCCATGCGCTCACCCAGGTCCTGGTCCGGCGTTTCCACGATCGCCTGCATGTTCGGACCGGTGAACAGCCCGAGCATGTGGCCACCGTTGATGGTCGAGCCGAACGCGGCGAGCTGCGGCAAGGGCTGCGGCACAAAGCTGTCCAAAGTCACCGTCATGGCGTCGACGGACCCGCCCAGGGTGCCGGTACCGGTCTAGCTGAACGGCGGTATCGCCGCCACCCCAGGCGAGTTGACCAAGTCGATGTGCAGCGGATCGATGATCGTGAACTGGAAATTGCCGTTCCAGGGATCCGCCAGCAGAGCGAGCAGGCCACCGGTGGCGTTGTTGATCTCGACGCGGAATTGCGTCGTCAGGTCGTACGGCAGATTGGTCACCCCGGGACTGAGCGTCAGCCGCCAGCCGCCCGAGCCGTTGTTCGCCGCCGCGGTGATGTTGATCACCCCGGGCGCGATCGTGTCGATGCCCTCGAGCGTGAGGCCCGGCTTGGTCAGATAGAACAAATACTCAAGCATCTGCCCGACGATTGGCGTGAACTTGTCCAGCACCCAGTCGTAGACCAGCACCTTGTCGGCCAGCCCGACGGCGCCGCCCTGCGACTTGTACTGCCAATAGACGCGTGTCGCTTTCGGATCGGTAGCGGCAACGAACAGCTGCAGGTTCGACTGATCGATGTCGGCGAAGAACGTGCGATCGACCTTTTCCTTGCCGATCGGCGTGATGGCGCCGCCTGGCTCGATCTTCTTGAACCCCTGCGGGCTGCAGAAGAACACCCTATCGCCAGCGGTGATCGAGGAGTACTGACCAAACAAACCGTCGAGCTGCGAGATGCGCAGAATCGAGAACACGAACTGCGAGCCGAACGCCAGCGACATCATCCGCACCGACGAATCCTGGAAAATCACCCCGTATTGGTCGGAGCCGCGAATGTCGTGCACGGCACCGCCGTCCGGCATGTCCTGCTGATTGGCCAAGGTGCCGGGAATATTCCACACCTCGGGATTGCCGAAATCCGACCACTGCACCCGGAACGGAAAGCCGAGCACCCCGCTCAGCACCACGAACTGATTGATGATGGCGATATGGCTCGCCTGCGGCGGCGCCCCCGACAGGTCATTGAAATAGGTGCTGGCGCGCAGCACGTACTTTTGCGGCGGCGCATTCTCCTGAACCGCAAGGATCAGATTGTTGAACTGGGCGAATTGCCAGTTGTCGGTCGGCGGCACCGGCGCATATTCGTTCAATGGGCTCAGTCCAGGCGATGGCGGCGCGCCGCAGCCAGCCCAGCTGTTGAGCGTGAAATTGAACCCGCCACCACCCAGGCCGATGGCGCCGGGCGGCACGATCAGCACATCGCTGGTCTGATAGCCGGACCCGCCATTGGTGATGTTGACCGTGGTGACGATCCCGCCCGCCACCGTGATGGTGGCGATCGCGCCGCCGCCGCCGTGCGTTCCCCCGAGCAGCGACACCCCGCTATAGGTGCCGTCGGTATAGGCCGAGCCGCCAACGATTACCCCCGAACTGGTGCCCGTGGGGATCGCTCCGTGCGTCAGCTGCTTGCTGATGCAGCGCCAGGCGAACGTGGTGTTGTCCAGCCGCCACAGATCGGCATCGGTTGCAGCAAACACCACCACCGACGCATCGACCGGATCGCGGGCAAAGATGGCGCCGCGACACGCCCCCGGCAGCGATTGCGACAGGAACGCCAGCGACGGCACCGGGCCATAGCCGTCGGCGCGCGGCAGCACGTTCGACACGACCACCGACACATTGGTGTCGATCGCCGAGAGGTCGGGTGCCCAGGTCTCGAATTTCAACAGTGGCCCGTCCTGCATGGCAGCGCCCTAGAAGTACATCGGCGCAATCACACCGCGCCTTTGCATCCGCACCGCCTCGACCTTGAGCTCGCGGTAGGCGGCATAGCTCGCGCCCGGCAGCGCCCCACCGCCCGGCTCCTCGGGGCTCATCATCTGCGCCATCATCGCATTGCGGGTGACGTGCAGCGCCAACTCATACTTGGCGCGCGAGCGAATCAGCCGTTCGCCATCGAGCATCCAGCGGTTGGTGACATCATTCGGATCGGTCGGGCCCGGCAGCTGCAGCTGCCCGAGTATCGTCATCAGATACGGCCCGGTGGCACCGGTGAAGATCGCGGACACGGTGAGCGTGAACCCCGCACCGGGGCCGATCGAGATCGAGGACAGCACGTCGCCGGGCACATAGCGCGTACCAGGATTGTTGACCTGCACCGCGGTCACCACACCGGCCGACACCGTGATGGTGGCAGTGGCGGCGGTGCCCGACCCGCCGCTCAGCGGACTGTTGGGATAAACCCCGGTGCTATAGCCCGCGCCGCCGGTGAAGGTGAACGAGTTGATCTGCCCAGGACCACCCGAGCTCGGCACCGGATACAGGCTGATCGTCTCGTTGTCGTAGCTCCAGTGATACGGTTGCCCCATCTGCGTGCCGGTCTGCGACAGGGTCAGCATCTGCGCGGGCTGGATTCGGGTCATGTCGAACACGGCGGGCGGCACCGTGATCAGCAAATGCTCGATCGAGTAGAACGTGCGCGGCGACAGCACCACGCCCGGATAGTGGATATCGCTGAACGTGGTGTTGTCAGCGTTGTAGAACTGCTGGCCGACGTTGGTGACGAACGTGGTCGTCGAGGTCTCGTTAAAGCGAAACCGCTCCTTCTGGTAGGTGCTGATCGCGGAGTTGATGGCGAGAGCGATCTGCGAGGTCAGATCGCCGCGCATCAGCTCATCGGCGATGCGATCCTGCATGTAGCCGAGAGAGCCGGGAGGAAACGTGCTCGGCCATGTCACGGCGCCTGTGCCTCAGTTCGGATTGCCCGTGGTCACCACCAGGAAATTCACGTTCACCGGACCGGCAGGCGAGGCCGCCAGGTTGTTGGTCAGAATGACGGTCAGCGTGTTCGCGCCGACCTTGCAGTTCATCGCCTCCGGCCCCGCCGTCGCCGCCGTCGCCAGCGGATCGACCATGGCCATGCAGATATCGCCGACGTTGACCTTGTTGTCGGTGATGGTCAGCGTGTTGAGCGCGCCGACCGTGGCAAACGTCAGGGTCACCGTGGTCACCGAGCCCGCGCCGCCGTTGCAGGTCGCCGTCTGCGTTCCAGCCGCAGCACCGGAGCCAGTCGCCGTGGCCTGACACATCCCGACCTTGAGCCGGGCCATGTCCATGATCTGCTGCTGGCCAGCGCTGTTCTCGCCGGTCTCATTCGGCGGCACCACCGGGGTCGGTGTCGACTGCGCTGCCCAGGCCATACTGGCCAGGAGCAGCAGCGGAGCACAGGCAAGCAACAATCGTTTCATTTGCTCATCTCCTCAGACAAGAAAGGGCGGCGGCCTCGTGCAACCGCCGCCCTCTGGTCCGGCCGCCGTCGGGAGGAACGATGGCCTTACTCGCTGTTCCGCTATCCCTCTTCACCGGTGTTATTGATCATCGCCGCAAAGCAGCCCGCGGTCGGCGCTGCACCGCCATAGGCGGCGATGTAGACATCGATGTCGCCGAGGCTGGCGAGCTGGCCCGCATTGCCGATGATCGGCGCACCGGGGCCCAGCGCCGTGGCCGGGGCCAGCGCGCTGAACGCCGTGATCCCAGAACCCGACTTGAGCCCGTACAGAGTGCCCGCAGCGGGCGTAGCGATGGCGGCAAGCAAGTTCAGATTCGGCGGCGGATAGACGAGATCGCCCGGCGTCGGCGTGTAGAACAGGCCGATGTTGGTCGAGCCACCCGCCAGCGCCGCATAGCAGTAGAGCTGGATGTCCTGGATCCAGGCGCCTTGCGGCAGCGAGATCAGATACAGGCCACCCGTGTTGCTGCCGAGCACGCCAGCCGTGAGCGTGCCCGCGGAGTTGAGCGACATCGTGCGCGGCAGCGGCGATGGATTGACCGTGGTCGGCGAGAACGGCGCCGACACCGCCGGCAGCACGAACGTCGTGTTCCAGCTGATCGAGCCGCCGCCCGTGGGCTGCGCGCTGTTGACCGGCGAGGATGGCGTGGTCTGCGCCACCGGATCATTCGGTCCGCCGCGCACACAGTAATGATCGGCCTGCCACGGCAGCTTGCGCGGGCTGTCGACCTGAATGCCAGAACCACCAAGAGAGACCGGCATGTGTGTGTCCTCCTACAAATCCAATCCGCGCTTACAGGTGCGCCTGGGCGTACGTGGAGACGACAACGGTGCCGTAATCGACGCCGCCGAACTGGGTCTTTTTCATCCCGTGGATGGTCCAGGCCGATACCTCGAGGCGCCGTTTGTGATCGAACAGTTCCTCGTTACACCGGTATTTTTCCGGGCCGCTGTCACGCTGCCCGAAGGCAATCATCGCCGACTGGCCGCCGAGCAACACCGAGCGGTAGACGTTGGTCGCGGGCAGGCCCGCGTTGGTCACACCGTTGGTGATGTCGTAGGCCTGGCGCAGGATCACGCTGTTGTACTCGCCGAGCGCGCCCGAGTAGATCGGATTGCCGGTCTCCTCCCGGCCCATGTAGGCCGCCTTGGTGATGTCCAACCACTGACCGGTCGACGTCGATGTGCGCAGATCCGTCACTTGGAACGGATGCAGGTACATCACAAACTTATCCATCAGCGTGTTGTTGTAGTCCTCGCGATCGTCGCTGCGGCCACGCCCGTTGATGCGCACCGGGCGAATCCGCGGCGTTGCGGTGATCGCCTGCTCCTTGGCCTTGTCGATCAAGTTGATGGTGAAGGTGTCGGTCGCGGTCAGCGCGCCATCGTCGGTGCGCTGCGACTGGCGAATGATGCGCGTCGCTGCTGGCACCGCCTGCAGGCCGGTGAACCGCACGTCCTGCTGCAGATTGTAGCCGCACACCTGATTGAAGAACGACTGCGAGAACCGCTTGGCGTACCAGTCGCCGAGGCCATCGCGCGCCTCGAGCCGCAAGTCGAACGGCACACGCTGGGCATCGATGGTGTTGCCCGATTTTACGCCGACGACGTGGCCCAATTCGTTGATGACGAGCGAGTCCGAGTAGATCGTCAGCGCCTCGCCGTTGCCTTCGGCCAACTGATTTTCGGTAAAACCAGCGCCGATCAGCTGCATGCGCAACCCGTAGGTGACCTTGTCACCCGCGCCTTTGCTGGTCTCGGTCTTGCGGTGGATGATGCTGTTGGCGTCGTCGCCAATCAGCGGCGCGATTTCAGTCGCTTTGAGCGCCTCGTGATCGAGGGTCTTTGACCACAGTTTAACGGCCAGTGGGTCGTTAACCGGGAAATTAGTCATGGCCATGGTGGCGCAACCTGCATCAGGAGAGACAGGGATCGCCGTACTGCCGGCGTGCGCGTGGCCAGGAAGATTTTCCGACGCCTGGGCGTCGATGCCGGGAGGATTTTACGAGACCCGGGCCTCGCCGTTTGTCTGATGGGCTCTGACGCCTACCCCGAGAGGGAGCCTTGACGCTGGCGCACTGTCAGACGCGCAATTGGTAGCACCATCGCATTAGGCTGACAAGGTCAGCGATGCGGCTTGCCAAACGGGAACAGAACTTGGAACTCTTCGTAGGTGAGCGGCGCGCGCGTCGGGTCGACATATTCCGCCCATAGATCCACGGCCCGCCCAGCGAAATAATTGGCCAGACCTTCCTCGGCCTCGCACCGCAGATCCAACGGCGGCGCATCGCCAGGCTTGCGTTGAACCCGCTCGATCTCCGCCAACAGTTCAAACAGTTGCGCGGTCAGATCAGCCGGCAGGATCTTCCTGATCGTCCCTGACATGGAACGTGAATCCATTGTACGTCCCCACCTCGATGGTCCCTACCTCGGCAGTCGGTAGCCGCGCATACTCCCCATAGCCGAGCAGCTCCCGAAACTGCGACGGTCGCAGCCAGACATCAAACCGTTCCCGGTGCTCGACCATCTGCCCATACGGAACACGAAGAATCTCATCCAGGTTCGGCCGCAGCACGACGGCGCGCACCGGCATGATGTTCTGAATGCGCACGATCGCCGGAGCCGCAATGATGGCGCCCAGCCCGATCAGCAATCCACGTCGCGACAGCATTGCGTTCTCCCGTCC